ATGACAAAACAAAACAAGTATCAATTTGAAATATGGGCAACGCAGACACTTAAACTGCCTTATATAATAGAAGCAGAGTCACTTGAAGGAGCAAAGCAAGATATGATTGACTTATACAAGCGGGACTACGGCGAACTTGAAGCAGATGTATTATCAGATGGTAAGCAAAAACAGTTTGAGCTTGACATATATGACGAGAATGATGAGAAGCTTGTATCAGATGGGAGGATCAACAGTGACTTACAGGCGTAAAATAATAGCACATATGGGCAACAATCAGAACAATGAATACAGGGGTATTGACTTTATAGTGCCAGGTCCAGGCAAGATATCTATAAGTTGGACAGAGAAACGCAAGAAACAAAAGGAGGAACACACGCAAACTTGCGACAAAAATAACACAACACAACAACAACAAGCATAAATATTATACTATTGTATGCTAAAGTAGTAGCAATTGTAACACGCAAAGCAGTTGCTACTACAACAAAACACACACACAAACACACACACATATACAAGCACAGCAAAAAAACAGTCAATATCAGGCTATATTTTGCAGTTTTGACAACAATTTGCTAAATATATATAAAGCAAATAGGAGAAACACGCAATGAATATAAACAAAAAAGATTTAGATTGGATATGCGACACATTGTTATTGTTGTTATCAGATGATTTCAGTGTAAAGCATTTTAATAAACTGCGTCAGTCAGATGGCTTGGACGTAGAAGTAGAAGAAGCAAAGCAATATATTTGGAAGAGGCTTGTAAAAGATTTAGCTGACGTGCAACAACAAGCACATAAAGAATCAAGCATACAAGCATTGAGAAACAAAGTAATGAACTTACAAAAAGATATTGACAGCAACAACAAAGCAGTATTAGACAGTTATAAACAAGAAGACAACAACTAACATAGGCAAACATAGGCACGCAATAGGCAAACATAGGCTATATAACACCCTCATAAGAACAAACATAGGCGTTGATAACACCCGCACAATTGTTATAAATTAGGTGTCGTTGATGTTAGCGTTAGTAACATTAGATTAGAACTATTAGCACAGCAAGGCTGAGAGTGCTATTAAAAATCACGTATGTATGGTAAGCGGAACGAGCCAAGTTCATATAATCTATAAACACATCAGGGCGTAAGCCTTCCTATGGGTTCAGTATAAGCAACAAATTCAATAGCAGAAACTTAAAATAGACGCAAGTCTATTTTAATAACAAGTGCGTAGCACTTGATTTTGCTTCATAATTCACCCGTTTGATAGCAAAAAATCACGTTTTAGATAAATATTAGTATGGATCATAATGAGTTTAATATAAAAGGTTTAGAACAACACACACCTTTAGTAACGCAAAAGATGGACGTTGGTATGAACATAATAAAGAATCAACACGCAAGATTGATTGGGGACTTTTTAGATTGTATAATGAAACAAAGACAATTGGAAAGACGCATAAGAGAAATAGAATATCACTTTCAATTCCTACCACCTTTTATATTTGAAATAGATGATGGAGATAACAACACGCAAACAAGGAGATAATATGTCAAGCAAATACAAAAAGAAATATATGTTACCTATCAAGAGGCACGAAGTAATACTAACAGGCATTGGTGAAAAGCGAGTCAGCAAGTATGGCGGCACCTATAGATATATTTTTGCTTTAGGGCCAGATGCTAATCAATTAGACCCAGCAAGTTTAAGTTCGCAAATGCAAAACAAAAGCAATTGGGATCTTATAGTTAAGCTGTTGGAAGATAGAAAGAAATTGTTTTGTGATGATGCTGTAATAGTAACACGCAAAGGCAAACGTATGATTGATTGTGACTTCGTCCCAACTGTAATAGAGATGGGTGATGAGATAGATTTAGAAGCAATTAAATAATCATAAATATTTTAGAGAGGTTAGTTATTTTGACATACAAAATATTTTGTATGACTATTATAATGATAAATATTATTGTTATATAGCCAAAGTAATAACGCATAAAAGCTGTAGTAGATTAATTTTTACTACAGCTTTTTTTTTATTTAAAGCGTATTTTGTGGGTATAGTAATATACCAGATGGGTGTTTAAACACGCTGTAAAGGCGTCTGTGTGCTTCTTTTTTTACAAATAAAACACTATTCCACTAATAAACAACAAAGTATATACAAATACTATAGTCCAGTATATCATTATTAACCAGATAATTTTTCGTATAGTTTGTATATTGCTTGTCTATGTGCGTCCCCAATTGGGTCACCTTGTCCTAATTTCATTTTAGGATCAGCTCTCATTTCAGCAATCTTTTCACGTAAAGAGAGTTGGTCAGTCATTGAACTTTCAGCATTTACAATTGGATTGGGAGCTCTACCAGAGTCCATCAAGTTGTATAGTATTTCAAGTCCATCAGCCGTGTCAGCAATTGGTTGTGTTAAAACGTGTGCTGGTAACTTACTAGCAAATTGTTTAACAGCAGTTAGTCTGCCTTCATATTCAGCACCCCATTTTGATTTCAAGTTTGCATTCTCTTGTTCAAGATCTGCTTTGGGATATTGCTGTGCAACTTGTTGTGATATAGTGTCAAGTTGGTCTTTGTATAAACCCATAACACCTTCAACTTGTTTTTGTGTCATACCCAAGTGCTTAAACATATCTTCTGCTTCTGCTTTGATTGTAGTATCATCAGTCATTTGTAAGTCCAAGTCTTTGGTAAAGTCCCAAGTGTATTCTTTGGGTGCTTTAGGTATGTCATTCATTTTAGTTTCAAGTTCAGTATAGCTTTTAGCTAAATCTTCAGGTGTTTTAAATTTTTCAGGAAGCCAAGCTGGTCTTGTTTCTTCACCTTCAGCTGGTGCTTCTTTAGTTTCAGCACTTGAGTCAGTTGTTAATAACCCAGTGTTAGTATCAGTTGTAGATACTGTTCTATTGTTATCCTCATTATCAGGGATAGCTTGTTCTGTATTTGTATTAGTTTCTTCGCTCATTGTCATTATCCTTTATAATCATATTTGCTTTAGTTTCATTTAGATCCATCATATTTTGTATTCTTGATATCATCTGTCTTTGTGCTTCTTTATATAATGCACTCAATTGATTTGGATTATCAGCACTAATCCTTGTTTGATTAGCTATCCTTTCCAAGTCTTCAAGCACAACAGCACCTTCGCGAGATGTAAATACACGATGGTAAGTTTCTTTCATTTGTTTCATATTAAGTTTCATAATGTATTTCTCTTATGTAGTTTTTGCTTAAGGTTTTAAATCCAATACGATTCATAACCCTATCCATTGCTGGACTATCACGCCAAGCATTTAACACAATAGCTTTTGCTTCACGCTCAATACCCCATTGTTCAAGTGTATTAAACAAAGTTCTAATATGTGTTGGTGTGCATTTTTTATTAGTAAGTAGGCCAAGTATAGCAACGTCACAGCGATTATACCATCTGTTTTCTTGCAATTGTGCTACTAACACGCAATGGATATATCCATCGTTGGCCTCAACTGAACGAGCAAAACCATAACCTGGATACAAAGTTTCTGTATTGATTAGTTCATTTAGAAATCTATCACAGTATTCATCTTTAGCATAGTTGTTTTTAGGATCTTCAACAAATGATTTAACCATTTGTTTTAATGCTTCGCGTCTCTCTGGAGACCTGTAATAGGCGCCTGGCTTAATATTCATAGTTCGTTTCGTTTCGTTTAGTTAGTAATATTTATACAATAGGACCTGTTGGTGGAACCGTTTGTCCCGCAGGTTGTTCTTGTATAGATTCTGTAGCTTGTTGAAGTAATTGACTTTGTTGTTGAGCTTGTAATTTTTCTTGAACTTGTTGCTCATCCAATATTACTTCAGGGCTCATATCACCATCACGTAATATCTTACGTGCTAATGCTGATACGTTTATTTGTGCAATAGCTTCTGGTCCTAACTGTGATACAATTTGTAGTATTTGTAAATCTCTTTGTATCTCTGCCATACTAATACCTTTTTTAACAGCAGAATTTACAACGATTTCAAACCTTGTGCCATCGTTAATAAAGTCAGGAAGTTCGCCTCTTGCTTGTAGTCTTTTAATTAGATTCTTTATCATAGGACGTAATAGTTCTTGTTCTAAACGTAATCCACTTGGTCCTATCTTTCTATAAAATTCAGCCTGTCTAACTTGCACTTCAAAAGCTGTCATTTGCTGACTGCTTTCTGGTGGAACTATATGATCATTGTAAAGAATTTTATTAATCTTTCTTCTTTGATCTTCAACAGTTTGGAATGTTATTTGAAAGTTCCCTGGGAAAGGAACAGGTTGTAATAAACTATCAACTGTGATACAATCACCTGGAGATAGTTTTATATTATTGGTATTGACTGTGCTTTCACTGCCGTCAATCTGCCAACAACCTAAACCAGCAAATGCATTTTGTTGCATTATAAGTTGCGTGGCCTCGTTAGCTACACGTATATGAGGTAGCGCCTGTCTCACAGGGCTATCACCTAATGTGCTTCCCAAAGTCTTGGAGAATCTAAACACCGTAAATAATTGTGATGGTGTTTTCTTTTCTTCTAATAGTTTTAATCCTTCTTGCATAAACACTCTATACATCATACTTTTATCTGATGGAAGTTTTAAACAAGCTTCAAGTATTTTAACTTTTGCATTTGGATTTGTGTCTGCTAATGTTTTTACTTTATCTGGAACTGTTGATGGATACTTGTCAATTAAGTATTGTGCTGGTAAAGAGTGTGATCTAAACACAGTATCAACTTCACCTTTATAGTTGTCAAGGAAAAATAGTTGATGTATAGGAACTGCAACAAAGTCAATACCTTCATCATTTTCTATCATTGTAATTGCACCTGTGCCTGATATAACTGAATCAAGTAATGCTTCACTTATAGCAACATAGAATCCACTATCTCTAATAGTTTTAAATACAACCTTGTTGGCCATATCTAACATTTTTCTAATGTCTGGAGCCACAGTTGCTTTTAGTTCATCACGCACATCAACGTGTGCCCATTGTTGATTTTGTGGAATCAACATTGTTAAGATAGTAGAAACTAAATTGGATACAGCATCTGGGGCTGTCCCATCAAACAATTTCTTTCTATCTGTCTCACCTTCATCAGCACGATTTATATCTCTGTTTGGAAATGTAAATTTATATGCTTCTGATATTTCGTCTTCGTGCGGATCCTTTACAGCTTTCGCTTGGTTCCATATTTTCTTAATTACGTTTGTGTCCATAGTTTAGTATCCACTGCCGACGTTACCTAAAAGTGTTCTGGATGTTCTTGGACCTAATGCATCGTCCGTAATACCCATATAACTTGCGCCGCCTCGTCTTGTAATCAATGTTCCTCTGCCTCTTTTCTTTTTAAGAGCTTTAGTTAAATTATTAGCGGCATCATTTTGTTTCATACGTTGCTCAACTAATAACTCTTTAGATTCTCTTTCAGCTCTGATCTTATCTTGAGCCGCGGCAATATCTTGTGGGCTTGGTGCAGGTGGAATTTTTGGCATTAAAAAACTCATATTACTGCACTCCCAATTTGTTTGATAATTGATTAATTAAACCTAATAGGCCTCTTCTTTGACCTAATGCGGCTGTTTCAACACCCAATGGTGTTCCTCTTTTAGTAACCAACGACCCACGTCCTCTTGTTAATCTGCCTCTTCTTGCAACACCCAAGTCTTGCACTTTAGTAGTCATACCTTGTGCGCCGCCTGATATTACTGGAGGTGGTGGAGGTGGTGGTGGTGGTGGTGGTGGAGGTGGCGGAGGGGGTCTAAAAAACCCGCCCATAGTTTGTGCTATGGGGCCGTTATATTCAAAAGAATCTTCTTCAATAACGTTGCCATCTTTATCCCACACTATTTTGTTGTAAATCTTTGTCATAATTATGATCCTTTTATATGTGTGTTAGCGTCCTAACTTTGTATTTATTTATCATTTAATGTAGATATTTTGGAAACTGTGCCGTTATTCATCATAGTAGTTGATTGTATTGCAGGGATTCTTGTGATATCTACCATTGGTTCTGGTAAGTGAGATATAGCTTCAGCTACAGCATCTATGTGGTCATCGTGTTTATTATTTGGAAAGTCCTCAAGCTCTTCCATAAAGTCTTTTCTATCTAACACACGCTGATGTATATACAACCTACCTATTTTAATAATTGGTTCAAGTGTTTGTGCTATAAACACTTTCTTGTTTTTGCTTCTAAACTTATTAACAAATGTGATTTTTCTTTTCATTTCTTTGCATATTCTACGTGCTTCATTTATTAGTGATGCACTAAAGTTTTCCTCAATAAACACAGTTCCTATTCCATATCTTGCACACGCATTTATGATTTGTTGTATCTGTCTAGTAAAGTCTTTAGTATCTTTATCAACAGCATCCAAACGTATAACATCGTGTATAAACACATTACCTTGTTCATCACGCATTACTACAGCAAATACTGATCTATCACGTGCATACATTCCTGAAGCTGGATCCCAAGCACCTGCCATACGTCTTATGTTTGGAGCATCTTTTTTATCACCAAGTCTAACAACTGGTAAGTATCCACCAAAAGGTTGTGCTAAATGATGCACCATAATTTCTTCACTGTATTTGTGCAGTTGATCTAACTGCATTAATGGTTCATATGTTTTACTTGGTATTAATAGCATCTGTGATTTAAAGTCACCTTCAGTAGATTCATTACGCATTCTTTCCAAAGCGTCCCAACTAAAGTGTCCATCAGGATGATCACCCCAAGCAAGTTCTTGTGTATCTGGATTATATACTGGTATCTTTTTAATAGCATATCCAACATTAATCAAATGATCATATAGTGATTCACTGCTGTGTGGAGTTCCGCACATTAATATATTGGGTGCCATTTTACTAAATTCAGACACACGTTCTTTAATTCTATCACGTGCATCTTTAGTAATGCTGTTATCAGAAACTTCCAAGTCATCACCAATAATCAAGTCAGCGTGTAATCCAGTATATGACGCAACTAAACTAGTAACTGCAACACTTGGATTCAAACTGATTATATCACGTTCAACAGTAAAGTTTTGCACCTGCCATTGATTCAATTCTTTTTTCAAATGTGATGTAAGTGGATTGGATTCTATTATAGAACGGATCATTAGTGAGTTCCGTAGTGCCACATTTCTTTTTGCACTAATAACAATGCAAGTAAAGTTTGGATTCATAAGCAAACGCCACACTACATACAAACAAGTCAAGTGTGATTTACCTGCGTATCTAAATACTTGCAATATACGTCTTGGGTTTGATTGGGTTTGTTCTAACCAATCAGCCATTTCAATATGTATCTGTGGTGTGGTTCTACCGTCTAATAGATTTTGACAATCCACAAATTCGCGGAATGGTATATATTGCATTAAACTAATCCTTGTTAGTTTTTAGCTCTACGATTTCTGCTTGTTGTTTAACCTGTTCAGTTATTCTTGCTTTTGCTTTTGCTAATAAATCGTCTGCTTCTTTTTTAGCCAATTTATTTTTTGCAGTTTGTGATGATGGTATAACACCTGCAATATGTTGTGCTAAAGTTTTTAACAATGCTAAATGGGCCTTACGTGCATTTACAGTAAAAGTTGTTTTTTTAATGTAATGCGGGTCATCTGTTTTAGGCCAAGCCGCATCTGAAAATAGTTCGTGTGCGTGTGATACTTCACTGTCAAAGTATTGTTTAGCCAAATCTTTTAATATGTTTGTGTATTCTAGTGCTTCATCTTTTTTGTCTGTCATTTTAATTTCCTTTACTTTCGTTTAATGAAAGTGGGTGTTAGTTGCTTATGCCATTAGTTCTTATAGATAATATACATAGTCCAAGGAGAACTACAACTAACATCCCACAATACACGCAATTTAGGAGCAAAATTAACTATGTCAAATTAACTTTGCATAAGTATTTATACACAATAAATTAAGGAGTCAAAATTTATGATGAAAGATTATATAAAGGTTTATCCAATATTAAACAAAAAACAATGCTTTGATTTAATTAACAAATACGATTCACTATGTATTCAAGAGGCTACAAGTGCTACAAAAGATGGTAATGTTGTATTAAAAGACCATCGTGATTGTAGTGTTTTACCCGTTGATGATCCAGAAATAGATGCTATATTGTATGAAGCACTAGCAATATACAAGAAAGAATTTCCACTTTGTAATGTAACTAAACGTATAGATTCACAGTTTTTAAGATATGGTATAGGTGGTAAGTTCAATGCACACGTTGATAGCTATGGTGATGCTCCAAGAAGTATATCAATGAGCGTCATATTAAATGATAATTTTACTGGTGGTGAGTTTGCATTCTTTGATAAAACAGGATATAAAGAGTTATTCAACTATCCTGCTGTAGCTGGTGATGTTTTAATATTTCCATCCAACTATATGTATCCACACGCAGTTAAGCCTGTTAAGTTTGGTATAAGGTATGCTGTAGTAAATTGGCTTAATTAAGCTGTAAGGCACCTTAAAATAGGATTAAAGGGGTGTTTTAACTATACTTGTCGTATATCAAAATCAACAGAGTTAAACATCTTATTCATTTTTTTAGCAAGATTAATTGCACTTCCTTTTTGTGCAAAAGCAACACGTTCATACTTACGTATTGGATCGTGTTCAGATGTTCTTCTTATAGTAACGGGTTTGAATTGATATGTTAATATCCACATTACTGTAGGTTCGCAAACTGTAAATGTAAAGCCCAAATCATTTGTAGTAGATAGTAGTGATTTAACTTCTGGTTTCGCCATTTGTTTCTCCTTCTATTTTAAACATATTTGTTATATCTCCTGCATATACATAACTTCCTTGATGTTGCAAATGTATTCTTGGATCCATCCAAATTTTTATATTTTGTTTTTGACATAGTCTTGCAAAAAAATAATCTTCAGATAGATATCGTTTTGATTTTTTAATATGGCTTAATACACCTTGTCCTTCAATGCCTGTGTCAAACAATGCATATAGATGATCCGCCCATTTTGTATTAACAGCTTCAACATCATTTTCATATTTCAATTGTGGATATGCTTTAATTAATTTTTCAATTGCTTTACGTGTTATCAACATAAATCCTGTTCCAGGATCCAACACTTCTAGTAATCCACGATTGTTCAATGTTAATGTTTGTTGTGCTAAATTGATTACAAAGTTATCATTGTGTAGTTCAATAGTTTTTGGATCAGTGTGTCCATCTTTTATTGCACGTATTATACTTGGCCACTTAATTGCTTTTTTAGGATATGCACCACATATAACATCAATGTCTTTATCCATTGTATCCCACAGCATTTTTATAATATAGTCACCTCTAAATCCAATGTCTGAATCAATAAACATTAGATGAGTTGCTTTTGGGTTTGCTAAAAACATAGCAACGCAAATGTTTCTTGCTCTAGTAACCAAACTATCATTAGTAACTGTAGATGTGTGCATAGGTATCCCCGCACTTGATAGTGTTCCAATTGTAGCCATCATTGCTCTATGATATAAATCATTATACAATCCACCAAATGCTGGTGTGGCTATTTGTATTTCATATTTTTGTTCTCGTAATTTTTCTAAATCAATCTGTATAGGTTGATCCATTAGTTCTTTAAATTTATTAACCATACATTTATTTATGCTAAATATATACACTTAATAAAAAAGGAGAAAAATTTTAATGGCAAAAATTACATATTACACATCTGCAAAACAATTAGACGACTCGTGCAAGGCAGGGTTCGCTGGCAGAATGACTACATTTGAAACTTGCGGAATTGATAAAACACAAACAGAAAATAGACAACCTATTAATGCTCAAGTTGTTGATTTACCTACAACTGATATCATATTAGCAGAAGCTATTGCAGTTCAAATGGCATTGGAACACGGACTAGATTTGGGTGCAAATGCTGGAACACGTATTAGTGTTTGGGTTGGACAAGAAAAAACTTTAGAAATTATTCAAAATGATTTAGCTGGTAGAGAGGATAACTTTGATGGTGTTACTAATGAAGTTATACAAACTATTAGAGGACATTTAACAAAGTTAGGTAGAAAAAAAACTTGGCCTATAGTGCAAATGAGAACTAATCAAAATTCTATATCAAGTGAGATAACTGAAGCAGTTGGAAACACAGCACAACAAGTTGAAACTCAAGAAGCAAAGCCAATTGAAAGTCCATTGACTATTGTTGCTAAATTAAGAGAGTCTAGAAAGAACAAGGTTTAGTAATATAAGGACGTGGTTGCATATATGTTTGTGGATCTACGTATCCAGGAATTTTATTATATGTTTGATATTGTCCAACAAAGTTAGTAATATATCTATCTTGTTGTCCAACACAAATTGGTTGAAACTGATATTGTTTTAATATATTATCAGCATCGTTCCATTTATCAACTAAATGCACATCACAATTAATTGATTTTAAATCATCAATACATTGTTCTATAGGTGCTGGGCCTTTATATAAATCTTTTTTGATAAAGGCACACCATCTAGTTAAACTAGTAAATTCTCTAACAAGTTTTAATTTAAAAGGTGTTTCACGCCAATTATCTATTCCAATAGCTATTACACCACGTTTATGTATATTGGCTAATTTAAAGTGTGTTAATTTTCTTTTATCATCATTGACTTTTACTGCACTACCATCATTGTTATATACTAAAAATTTTATCATAGGATAGTATGATGGACCCCATTTGTTTGTTATCATTTGTCGTATTGACATTGTTGCTTGATTTAAAAAAGCAATTGGATTTCCATTTACGTTTATTGCTTGAATGCTGAAAGACATTAAATTATTGATTGTATTAAAATAAAAAGAAGGCTTATAAGTGCGCCAGTTATACCACTAAACAACCACCAAAGTATTTTTTTAATTGAAGTTAAATCATCTTGCAAATGTTTTAAATGGTTGTTAGCAATAATATCTAATTTTGTTTCAAGTTTTGCAACGCTGACTTCTACTAATGTTAATCTGTCTTGTTCTTTATTTTTTGTCATAGCTATTAGTAATCCACTTTCCTAATTTTCTAAAAGGTGAAGTAATAGCACACCATACACAAATACATTTACACACTTTATATTTCATAATTTAATTCCTAACTTTTATAAATTCTGGCTATATCAAATATACAAGAAGCATCAATACCAGTAGTAAATGTTCCACCTGTTGATTGTGATAATTGTATTTCCACATAATCAGTTGCAACCAAGTTTAACATCTTTGTAATTGCTAAAGATGTATTTGGATAATGTGCTGTTTGTGTAAAATTAATACTTCCATTTTTTAATATTTTTAAAGTCCATTGTTCGCCAGTTCCATATGCAGTATTACTTGCAATATTAATCATTGCATTAATCATATATACACCATTTTGTCCTGACGCCACAGTATATCTACCAACGTTACTTGACGTGTCCATACCACTATGTGAGTCAGTTTGTGTGTTATTAAATGCAATAACAGTTGCAGTTGAGTTAGCAATTGTTTGTCCAGTTGTAGCAATTGTAGCCAAACATATTGGACCTGGTAATCCTTGATTGTAAGTTTTTAAATCACTTACAGGAATTTGTTTTGTTGTAGTATTGTCAATAACAATAATAGCATCATCATCAGCAAGTGTAATAGATGATGTTGATTTTGCTGATCCATCTAGTAAGTTTAGTTCTGCGGCAGTTGATCCAACTGTTGTTCCACCTAATATTAATCCACTATTTGGCGCTCTAACAGCCGTATCTGCATTAATAGTTCCAGCAACGTCAAGTGTGTAATCAGGTGTATCATCTAAAATTCCAACTCTTTCATTTGCGGCATCCACTCTTACTAAATTATTATTTGTGTCACCATCAATTCTAAAGTCCATATCTTTCTTACCACTATTAAAGTGTATGATATCACCTTTAAATTCTGCTACAGTATTATGACTTCTGTCACCATTTGGCACACACGTGATTCTAAAGTATCCACCAATATTACCAGCTGTTGCATTACCATAACCATCGTGACTTGAACCATTGTGATCACCATCAGCTACAAAATAACAAGCCGCACTTGTTTGATTATAAGCGGCTCCATTCCAACCTGATGCATAAAATCCACCTAAAAAGTCATCATCTTCTGATGCGGCATCACTTGAGTCTGAGTTTGATTTTACAAACCAAACGTTTGAAAATTGATTACCATCACTTTTTTGTTTAATGGCCAATGTTGCCCAGTTATCGTGTGTAGTTGTAATTTGTAATCCACCGTTGTATAATAAGGCGTGGTCAGCTGTATCTGTGTTTCCAATTGATACTGGGTTATTAAAGTGATGGACTCCTCCACCCCAACTCCAGTTTCCTTCTGGTCCATAGTTACCTGTTGCACCTGTTTGTGCAGTTTTTAATAATATATCAGCGTTTGTTCCACCTCCAACTATACTTGTATTAATTGTTGGACTAGTAAGTGTTTTGTTTGTAAGTGTTTCACTTCCTGTTAAAGAAACAAAGCTATCACTTTGTAATGCTGTGTTAAATTCTGCTAATGACCCAGTTAAACTGTTACCAGTTCCACCAAGGTCAAATGTTTTGTTTGTAAGGGTATCGGTCGTTGCTCTTCCAACAAGTGTGTCTGTTGAAGTTGGTAATGTAAGTGTTCCAGTGTTTGAAATACTTGCTATCACTGGTGTTGTAAGTGTTTTGTTTGTAAGTGTGTCTGTGCTTGATTCTGTTACAACTGTATTATCAATGTTTAATGTGTATGTTCCTGAACCATCATCATATACTTTATCTAATCCTGTTCCAGCAACAACCAAAGCATTTACTCTGTCATCAACTCTTTCATCTGTATAATACTTGTTTGATGATCCTTCTGGTAATTGATCTGTGTCTGTTGCATTTAAATTTGTTACAAAATTAACTGATGTTAGTGCTGATGCTAGTTCAAATCTGCTACTAGAAGCATTCCAAGATAATATTTGTCCTGCTGTTGCTCCATTACTAACTACATCACTTAATGCATTAATAGATGTTGTTGCTACTCTGGCATCAATGGCTGTGTTTGCTCTTGCAACTGTGTAGTATAAGTTTGTGCCTTCTGTAACGTGTGTAGTTATTTGTGTTTCATTTCCAAATTTTCCACCTGCTGAATCATATTTTAATACTTGATTATCCTGCGGACTTGCTATTGTAACATCAGTTAGTCCATTTAATGCAGTTGCTATAATGGCATTAACTTCTAAATCACCATTTGAATCAAAGTTTAATACTTTGTTTGCTCTGTCTGTTTTGTTTGGAATAGTTAATGATGCACTAACTTCGCCATTAGCGTGGAAAGAAGCTGTGTCATAGTGTGATAATTTCAATGTTATATCATTGTCCATTTTATTATCTCTTGCAACAATGTTTAAATTATCAAAACTTGAGTTGAATGTTGCGGCACTAATAGCACCACCATTGCTAAAATCTGCAGTTCTGCTTGGTGTTCTATCTGAAAATATTGCAACTTTAACACCTGTTCCAGGTGCTGTTCTATATGAAACTGTGCCTGTTGAAGCTGTGTCATCAGTAGTATCATTTATTTCATATGCAGTTCCACCCGCTGAAAATGTTACAGTTGGTGAAGTTGTATATCCAGAACCTCCAGCTGTAACTGTTATTCCAGTTACTACGCCAGAACTAATAGTTGCTGTTGCTGTAGCACTTGATCCACCGCCACCAGATATTGTAACTGTTGGTGCTACTGTATATCCAGTTCCACCTGAACCCACTGCTATGGCTGATACTGCTCCTGATGATATTGAAGCTGTTGCAACTGCTTTAGTTCCAAGTGTTTGCAAAGTTTCGTCATTATAAACTGTTATGTCATTAACAGACATTATTTCAAAATTAAAAGGATAATCTTTTGTTGAATTATTACCCGTGTAAAATATTCTAGATGTTGTGCTTGATACTGCCATTTACTCTTTCCTTACCATAATATTTATCTAATTGCATACTAATCTAATAATTGTGTTACTGATGGCAACCATTTGTTTAGTTCTGCATCTTCTCCTGTTATATTTTTTGGACGATTAGTATCAATCAATATTCCATCATTACCAATAAACAATCCATCTTGTTCTGTTTCACCACGTTTAAGAGCTCGTTTGTTTCTACGTTTCCACCCATCGTGGTCAAGTGTATATTGTAACGTGTCAAAAAATTCTTCTTTAAATATGTTTAAAAATGGAATTGATGGTGCTAATGTTTTTAATGTTTGGCCACCAATTCTATTAATGTTAATTTTAGTTCCTTCAATAAATCCATTTTTATCATAAACACTAGGCGCACCAAATATATCACCTACTAAACTTCTTATAGCTGATACTGTCATACCACCCATATATCTGTCCATATCTTTTTCAAATTCAAATCCTGTGCTATATTTTTTATCTTTATCTTCATCAAGTGTTAAATTAAATCCACCTCTAATTAAATTTTGTGCTGATAATTCTATAAGTGGAACAATTGCAAATGTTCCTAATATAGGCATACGTGTTAATGCTGTTTCATATAATTTAGAATCAGTCATACTGTATGGTTGCTTTCCACTTGATATTCTTCTTAACTGCACAACTACTAGTGCTGGAATAAATGTTGCAACAGCCATACGTGCCGCCAATCTTGCAACTTGACTCATACCACCTTTTTGAAATGCACGTCCATATTGTTTAGTTCCAATAATCATTTGAAATGATTTAAACTGCATTATACTTTTATACACACCCATCATCCAATCTTTTTGTCCAGGTGTCTTATCCATAAATGTCATTAAGCTTCTTATTTCTTCATCAGGTCTAGGTCTTCCTGCTTCATCAATATTGTTTTGGAAAAACTTGTGCCACATATCATAAGCATCAGAAGTTTCACCTAATACTTCTTTTGTTTTAATAGTGTTAAATCCAGTGATGTCAATTAGTTTATCTGTTGAATCAACTATACCTTCAATACCTTTTTCAGAGTTTAATCCTCTTTCCCAACCATCAAGTGTTTGTTTAAATTCTTTAGTTGTAAATCCGTGTCTTTTTAATTCTGCAAAAAATTGTGGTTTATTAGTTTCTAACCAAGCCCAAGGACTAAATGCTCTTTGTCTAGACGTTGATAGTTTGCTTTTGGCCGCACTTACTTCATTCAATATTGAACTAACATAATGTCTTAACACACCCAACGCTCTGTCAGCCTGTCTATCAGATAGTTCTGCTATTCCTGTATGTTTCATAAATCCATTTGCAAATCTTTCAGACCAACCAAATACACCATTTGGATTACCTAATCTATCCAAACTTTCCATATGTCTTACAGTCAAACTTCCAATTTCTTGTTCAATTGATATACCCATCATTTTGGCCATATCACGCATTTCTTCTTTTGTTTTGCCTCTTGCATTTTTTACTTGATCATTAAATTGATTTACTGACTTAAACAATGGATGAAATTCAAATCCTTTTGCATTAAAGCCTTCCCAACCTTTTGAGTTTAACAAAGCCGCCGCTTGAAATGGTTCCATAATAGTTTGATCAAATAATATCATACCTAACTTACCCAAGTTAATGTTTCTAAATCCTGTTAAAAATTTACCTATTGTTGTTGTGTTTTCTTTGCTAGGTTGTGTTTTATCAACAATAATTTTTTCAAACCATTCCATTGCATCAGTATCTGCAAGTGCTCCAATATCATCATATTGACGTAGTGCTTGTTTAAATGTTCCTAAAAAGCCTTGCACGTCTGCACCAAACATTTGTGTTAGTGCTTGTTCATTTGCAATTGATCTAGATTGATTATGTTCTTGTGCTAAAAATTTAGGTGCTTTTTTACCACCACCATATTTTGCTAGTATTTCATTTTTAACACGTCCATTTTTATATATTATAAATCTTCTATTTCTTTTTAGATCTTTGTTACCTTTCCAACCAAATGCATAATCATCTTTGTGATATATCATATCATTGTATAATTTTTCTATTAGTTTTTCTTTTTCAGCTTTAATGGCTAACACATTTGTATCTTCAAATGTTTTTCCAAAGTAATTTAATACTGTTTGATCATCTATAGCATTCATCATATCTTTTTTAAATGCTTCTATACCAGCTTCTTCAACTGACTTTGCAATTAATTGTGGTTTTCCAACAAACTGAAACTTGCTCATTGAGCCACTTATACTTGCATTTTTATCTAGTATTTCACTAAACTTTTTCCATTTTTGCAATACATATTCTTTTGCAAGTGGATGCACTTGAACTTTTTCAACGTCACCAGCTAAATTTGTTAGCTCAAGTTCTTTAATACTGTTTGATAATTTCCATTCACCATCAACTAGTTGCACAACTTTACCTTGTCCAAAATCAAATGCAACTTTGTTTTGTAGTTCATATATTTGTTCTGCAATTGCATTATCATTCAATGCATCTAATGAATTTTTATATTTCTTTTTGAGATCATCAAATCCGTGAAAGTTTGGATCTCTCCACATTTGATCAATAACAACTCTAGGTTGAAAGTATAGTTTAGACATATTAACATCAACTAATGTTTCCAATGGTGGCATATCAGCCCACTTTGAATTAACTAACATTGATCTTAATACGTATGTCATTATTTCTTGATCATCCAATTTACCTTTGTTTTTTAACCATTTATTTTTTAAAAATTCTGGCATTGGTAATCCACTTGTCCATCTTCTAGAGCCTTCACTTTTCCATTTGTTAAGCATTGTATGAACGTGATTTGCAAGTGTATCTGATTTAACTTGTGTAGTATATTGTCCTTTAAAACGCACTAGTGCATTTTTAGTCATCTTTACTGTAACTAATTCACCAGTTAATTGTTCTAATGTTTTATTTGCTAACACATCATCAGTTAAAAATTCTTTTTGAAATGCTTGAAAACTTTGATTTTCATCAATAGCTTTACCAAACTTTCTATATAGAAATACTTGCAAGTCTAAATTTTGACCATTTTGAAATAATGCTTTTGCTGTTACAGTATCAAATGAATCTATAATATCTGGATTAGTTTCTAAAAACTTTTTCTGTGTATCAACAAATTGTTGTTCTAGTTCTTCTCTAAATTGTTTAATTGTTTTAGATGGCGTTGTTTCACCTTGATATGTTTTTTTATACATATCATCAATTAATTGTTTTCCAAATACTTTTATACTACATTTTTGCGCCATTATACATTTCCTCTGTTAATCCATAAACACTTGTTAAATTCTTTTAACTTCATTTGCATTTTAGTAATTGTTGCAAGTTCATCTTTTAAATTAACATACTTGTTCCATTGTTCTGTTATGTCCAAATCATTTTTTGTTTTAATGATTTCAGTTCCTCTTTTAGTTATACTCATTTTAATTCTACCATTGTCAATGTATAATCTAATTGATCCTTCTTGAATCTCACCATCAACTACGTTAATATATTTTGTATTTTTTGCACCTGTGTCAAAGTTTTTGTATTTTGTAGATAACAACAATTCCCAATCATCTTCTTTGTTTCCAATTAGTTTCCAAAGTTCATCCCAACTTGATTTTACTTTTGCAGTTTTTTGTCCAGTTGTTAGTATTGATGTTAGTATTTCATCAACACTTGTATCTAACTTCATTTCACCAGTTGTTGGATCTATTTTAAATTTAAATCTAGTAGTTGCAAATGTTTGATCCATTTGTCCTAGTTCATTCATTATTTTTTGATTTTGATATAACAACTCTGGCATTGTTTCTCTTGCATCTAAGTCTTGTGCATAGTTTTCAATGTCTGTAATTTTTTGCACATCTTCTGGTGCATACTCTAATGGTGTTCCATCTTTGTTTTTTAAATGTCCATATCTTGCTTTCATAAAAGCCATTTTACCTTTTACAGACTTTAATCCAACTGGTAATGGTGTTTCACCTGATATGTCAAATACTCTTGCACCAATTTCTTTTGGCGACACTACATATTTTCTACCATCAATATCAACAACAATCCAATCATATGCTTTTAAATCTTTACTACCTGGCTTACGCTCTGTGCCTTTTGCAAAAGGTTCCTGTGATAGTTTCATTACCTCATTGTCACTTAATGACTCAACAGATTTAATTTGATCTTGAAATGTTCCATCTTTAAATGCTTTAGAGTTAAGTGTTATTTCAAATCCATCTTTTTGCATTGATGTTTTAGCCCATCTTGACTTTACATCAAATTCTGGTCTAGCAACATTTATTTTTATTGTATCAAAATTACCTGCAAAGTTTTTAATAAATTTGCTACCACGTCCTAACATAAACTTAAATATGTCCATATCACTTAACCAAATGTTAAGTTCAAATTGATCTCTTTTCATTGCACCTGGCGTTCTAGTAACTGTCAAATGTATTCCATCATCGTTGTATTTTCCTTTTGGAGATACAG